TAGCGCCAGCACGCCATTGATAACACGACCAGTATTTTGCTTTCCATTTTGGTCCTGGATTATCACAACCATGTCTTGCTCTGAAACTTGCTCTACGTTCTGGATCGTCACGTTTGATTTCCATATTAGGATCACCAAAACGAACGATAACAACATTACCATTTGGTCCCATAGTGTATACACCAAACTTCTTTGGACCATCAGGTGTTCTGAATGGGTTATTAAGTGTGACTGTTTTGCCTTGATAGTCTGCTTCGACTAAAATGCTTTCCCAATCCACTTCTTCTAAAATTTCATTTTCTTCTGCGACACTATCTTTTGGCACACAATCAGGAACCATTTTGTCCCCTTTCTTTTTCATACCAACTTGTTTATGTGTGTCCCAACATTTTTCTTCTAAGTCTTTGCAGTCATCGCAACATTCGTCTTCTTCATCAAAAACTTTATACTTTCTTTGTGTAGCAGGTTCATTGACTGTATTGCTTGCAGTCTCTTGTGAATACTTAGCTGTAATGATTTCTAGGCTCTGACCAGGAGTTTCTCTGGAGTATGCAATACGCATTGCATCTGTACCCCACTCTAATGCTTCTGCAAATTTAGAGAACTCTTCGTTGCTTTTTACTTTAGATGCTAAGTCGCTGTCCGCACCGCCCCATGTTCCTTTACCCTTTGTGATAAAAGAATTCACTCTAGCGAATGCCCATTGCTGTGGTGTTGTTCCGGGTCTATGTCCACCTTGCCATGCCGCCATACCACGATTGTAAACTTGCTTTAGAATGCCATAAGAAATGCCAGACTTCTCCGCTTTCTTTTTCAATCCTTCAATCTCTTCTAAGATTGGCTTAAACTCTTCGTATGCGTCACCGAAATCTTCTGGATCCATGCCCATCAATTCAGCTTCTAATTCATCATCATTGTCTTCTTCGTCATCTTCATATTCATCATCTGGCATTTCTTCTTCATCGTCATCAGCATTTTCGAATTCTAAGTAATCACGTACTGAAGAAATGTAGTCTGTCGCTTTTGTAATTTTGGAGAGAACCCATTGCTCTGGCTCTTCTTCCATGCTTTCCATCATATCTAAAACATCTTCTGCGTCATCTACAAGACTAGCCAATTCAATTTGTGCCATAGAGATACCATCCATCTCTACAGAATCGTCATACTCTTCACCCATCAACTTCATGCCAGTTACATCTTGAATCAACTTCCAAGCGGCAGTTTGATTCTTATCGGCAATAAGTTTCTTGAGTTTTTCTTTTTGTTCTTTTGACGCAACTTCAAAGAACTTCATCATCTCCATCATGCCGATGTTGCCTTTGTATGCGGCTTCTTGAATAGATTCTTTTTGTAGCTGTGTTTTTGTCATTCTGAACAATGCATCGCTAGACAATACCATGTCTAACAACGTTGACAACAAATCATTTGTTGCAGTTCTTTCTTGCGTTGAAAGTGTGTCGCCAGTTTCTAGTTTAGAGATAGCACGTTTGATAACACCCAACAATGTTTTGTCTGCAAGACCCATACGAACAAGCATGTCTAAACGTGACAATTCTTTCTTGTCAACTGCTTCACCATACATCTGTTTGAATTTTTTCGTATGCTTAGATTGTGGCATACCTTTTTCACGTGCTTCTTTATCGCCTGGTGCGTCTTTGTATGCACTTGGATCAGAATCTGATTTTGGTCCAGTTGTTGCAAAGTGTGATGCACGTGCATCTTTAGTATCTTTGTCTAAACCAACATAATACTTCTTAGGTTGTGTTCCATCTTTACTCTTAACATCTTTGTCTTGTGGTAGAGTTGGCTTTTCAACAATGAAATTTGCAAATGAATTGTTTACATCTTCTTTAGTAGTGGACACATGTTGTTTTCTCAACAATTCATTTTTTCGTGCAACTGGAATTAAACGTACTGCGAACTTACGAATTGCTGGTAATGTTTTCTGTAGTCTTGTATCAACTGCAATTTTCTCGCCAGTACTCAAGTCTGCATAGTTCTTACCACCAGCAAGTCTTGCTCTGAAAAATTTATATGCCATCTTAACGGCACGTTGCTTCAATCTCTTAGGATCGGCAAAACGCTTTGCTTGTAATGCTCTTGCTCTAACTAAACGCTTTTGAATTCTCTTGAATTGTTGCGCTCTTTGTCTACGTTGTGCAAATGACAAAACGTTTTCGTCTTGCTGTTCTAGTTCTTCGTTCAAATTCATTCCCCTTTTAACTGCATCGAACAATGCTTTAGCGTCCGAGTCTGATAATTTTGATGGCACACCTTGCTTAAAACTGTTGAAGTCGTCTGATGCAACGAAGCCACGCATCTTAGAACCTGACATACCAGAAACACCCTCTGCATCTGGATCACGTTCGCCTGCTGAAACAACTTCAATAGTTTTAAAAGTGAAATCTTTTCCATTGTACTTATTGAGTAAAGTCTTAAACTCTGGAATTCTATCACTACCAACAACAACAATTAAATCATCATACTTGCCAGTGAGTTCTTTAGCAACTTCAATGATTGTTCTCGCAACAGAATTTTGAACCATTGGTCCAAATGCCTTCTTTGCAAACTTAACTTTAGTCTTAAAGTCTAGTGGATCTTTTTTTGGATTTGTGCTGTGCGATAGATACAGTTTAGCATCTGCGTTACGCTTTTTTGCTTCTGCTTTGATTTTGTCGGCAAGTTTTTCGTGGCCATTTGTCATTGGGTTCATGCGACCGAATGAGACTACAACTTGCGATTTTGATGCTTCCGTTAAAGAAGTCTTGAATGATTTCATTTTGGAGTTTTCCTTAGACTGATCCATACAGGTCTGCCGTAGCCTAACTGTGATTATGATTTATTTATAATTACCTGTATTTAGTGCATATGTACCAAGTATTTCTATGTCCCAAGTTATACATAAGGGTGTCCGGTTTCAAATTAACCTTATTACCTAGATACCTCTTCCCAATCCATAGAAGCCAATGCTGAAACAGTATTAACTGATGCAGACATTGCAATCGTTATTGGTTCGGGGGTTGAAGTTAATGAGTTTCTTTGTAACTGAAACTTAAACAATGCTTCTTTCAAAATGTCAATCGTCTGTGAAGATTGATTTGTAATACCAATATATCCAGTTGCAAGAACTGATCCTCCAGATATTCCCGTAGCACTCAAGTCATATTGAACTGAAGAGTCTGTAACATCAGTCCATGATGGTGATGTTAATGTTCCACCTCTAACTATTCTCCAAGCGACACTACATGGATTTGAGTTGATGCCCAACAATGATATTGCTGTAAGAATTGCAATTGCATCAAGGTTTGCAGACTTCAATTGAAGAGAGACTACTGGATAATACGTCCCTGCTGTAGTCAATGTTTTTGGTGTTTGAACTGGTGTGCCAATAGATTTTTGCTCACCACGTAATTCATATCCACCTTCAGAAATTGCAGAAGAACAAATTTGCTTGAGTGTGCTTCCGCCAGATACGGTTCCGATATTTTTAATTTCATATCGCAAAGGCAAAGACGCTGTGGTGATGTATGTAGAACTCAATAGGTTTGCGTGATGAAACGAATGACAATGAATCAATTGTCCATTGATAACAAAACCACATCGAACAGAACCAACGCCCAACCATTCAATATCTGTCCAGAAAATTTGTGCTTGAGTCAAATCTAATGTTAATTGTGATGGACCTGTACCATCCAATGGATCATAGTTCCAGTCTGCTTGAAGTGCTGGTGTGTCAACAACTGATCCGCTTACCATAGACCTTTCAACAAAACTAATTGTGTTTCCGGATTGCTCTAAGAAGATTCCGTTGTTTGCACCAAAGTATCCGACACGCTGTCTTAGATTTGTTTTTGGTTCGTTCATAACCATAGTGTTCAAAACAAACAATGACTTACCTGGTTGATAAGACATAACTTTTGTTGTCTCACGAACAATCTCTGCATTTGCAGTTCCGTCCGTCAAATTCAGATTAATCAAACCTTCATTCGATGAAAATGCATATGTTGTATTTGCTGTGTTTGACGTAGCCCAAAGTCCGTTGTCTTTATATCTATGTGAAGAATCAAAGAGCGTCAATGGCATTGACATTCTTGCTCTACCAAAAGCATCAACCGCAACACCTGTTGGATTCGCAGGACCAACACGATTGCCGTATTGGTCGGCAAGCATCACAACTTCAAAGAGTGTTTTGTTGTCTTGTAAATATTGGTGGGTGTCTTTTCTAAACTGTGCCATTATCGTTGCCATCCTTTGATTACGTCAGGAGAGAAATTTGCATAACTGAATTGCATTCTGTCAACCAACTTGACAGCATTCCCCTTGATCTTATCGATTGCTACGTAGCCTTCGACACCAGTTACCTCATATCCCTTCTTAGTCAATAAGAAAGTGTTTAAGGTTTTAACTTCATCCATTTTTCTAATTAGAATCAGTTTAGCTTCTGCTAGTAGATTCATCATTGTAAAAATATCTTCTAAGTGTGCTTTGTTCTTTGGTGAGAAAAATTGCAGAACTTTGCTTTTCTTTAGCATCTGAGTAGCACGCCCACGTTCTCCTTTGCCCTCTGCTTGTTTCTCGTAGTAGTCTTCAATGTATTGAATTAATTCTTTAACGTGAGTTTTGACGTTTGTGATTTTCAATTGCTGGCGCACTTTTGAATTGTTGAATGTCTTAATGCGTTCAATCAAATCGTCATCTGTATTGATATAGTTTAGAGTAGCGGCATCTAGCTTTTGAAATATCTTTCCAGCTTCAGATAGAATCGCTGTCACTTGATCTGTCTCTGCTTGAGTCAACGTAGCTTTACCTGACACATCTTTATAGACTGCACTTGTCATCCAAACGTTTGGATTTTGTGTGAGTGTGCTTAAAATGTCTTTACCAAAGACTGCTGACATTGTTTCAAACGTATCACCTTCGTAGATTGTATGCCAAACAATACCAATCTTTGCTCTTTGTATTTCTTTAGCAAGTTCACTTCCCGTAGGTACTGCATACACTAAAGTGTTTGGATGAAACGTGACGTATGATTCGCCTTCGATTGTTTCTGTCTTCAAGTCTGATTGTGTGAATAGCAAGTCGCCTTGAATCACGCCTTTGATGTTGATCTTAGGCAACCACATCAAACATGCTTTGAGTTTGTCTGCTAAGTCGCCAGAAGTATCCGCATCGATATCTGCTGGAGTTTTATATACTTTGGGATTTTTATTGAAGACACCCTTCTTCGCAACAAAGAACTTGCCGTCTGTTGGGTCTTGTCCCGCAAAAACTGCTGGCGCACCATCCCACTTGACTGAAATGTCAACTTTGCTTTTAGAATGTCCAGCAAGCATATCACGCACCGCTCTGAGTGCGTTTATGCTATCTCTAGTTCCTTCAACACCACCATTCAGAACATCGTCTTCCGCATGTTCCATGTGAGTGTTTTTCTTCTCAATAAGATATTCTTTAAATTTAAACATATCTAACCGCAATTCCTCTAGAAGATTTTTCTTTCTGTGCCATCCATTTCAATGATGAATATGGTATCAATTTATATTCGTTGTAAAAATCTATAAGACATTCATAGATTTTTGTTTCATTGTTAATGGTGACTTCGACTCTTTTGGCTCTACCGTTATCGGATCCATAATGTGCAGTTAATTCCGCTGGCGCCCAATTTCTGTTGACGCTTTTTGAACCAATCATTTTTTTGGTTTCTTCACTATGTTTTTTCCCATAGTGTGAGTTGAAAATGCCATTTTGAGATTTTCCGCACCACTTGGCATCTTCTGGCAATTCGTCTTTATTGCTTTTAGACCAAGTTCTAATATCTTCTAATAAGTCGTCCATTTTTTTCCAATAAAAAAGCCTGTTGTGTTCGCAGGCTTATTTATAATTCTTCTATAATCGACTATAATTCGCTATAATTACCTTCGCATTGACGCTTGATCCTTAGCATCATCATCGGAGAAAATAGGTACTGCATTGCTTTTGTGTAGTGTGCCGATGCCAATCATTTTATCGCCAGTATAAACTTTGCCGTGAATTGGCTTAGTACAATTGTCACCAAATGTAGCTAAACTGGGATAGTTGGAAGTTTCACGAATGTGTGACTTTGGAGGCTTGTACGCTTCTACTGTCTTAGGCTTTTTGATGCCTTTGGAAAAAGAAGTAGTAGGCAAATTTTCAAGCCACTTTTGATACTCTGCTACTTTCTTCGCA